AACTATATAAATCTTCTTGTTTAATATTACGAGAAGCCACAACTTTTTCTACAGCTCCTTCAAAACTTTTTATAATATCTTTTTGTTCATTGTCTATATTTTTAATAATGTCTTTAACGGCCTCTTTCATAAGAGGTGTCAATTCATTATAAGACTTTGAATCAGAAATTCTGTTTTCTTTTACTAAACTACTGACCTTGTGTTTCATTAGTAACAGGTTCCGTTCTAGGTGCAGGAGATAAAATTTCAGGTTTAGCATCACTGTGTGGTTGTGCTTGAAACAATACACTAGCTAATTCTTTTCTTTTATTCTCTAAAGCATCACCTACTTTATCTCTTAAAGCGTCTTTAAAAGCCTCACCAGCTTCGGCCGCTTGTCCTAATGACAATTTGTCAATAAAATTTTTAACTTGTTCACTCATAATTTCCTCACTTTCTACTATTTATATGTTTAAATACTTAGGTTCTATACTAAAGGATTAGACTTCTCAGTATTAGGGTTTTTACTAGTTTGTGGGTTATCGATATCTGTTCCTGTTTCATTTCCTATTTTATCAATATTTGATTTAACAGTTTCTTTTTTAATTTCTTTATCAATATCTTCTATTTCTTTAGCCGTCTGTTTTAATATATATTTTCTAACATAATCATTTGAAAAATATTTACCAATATAACTTTCCATACTTTGTAAAAGAGCTATTCTATCTTTCATCATTTCACTTTCTTTTAATTCAGCAAAATGACCATCTTGTACAAAATCATAAGTAATAACAGAAGCAATAGTCGACCAATCTTCTTCAGCAATAACACCTTTTAATATTAATTGTGTTCTTAATAAATCACTGAACAGTTCTGTAAATTTTTTTCTTAATCTACCTACAAACTTGGTAAATTTAACTTCATCTCTACTAATTTCAGCAGAACGACCCATGTTAAAACCAGATGATGATTCCATTCTACTAATTGGAACGTTAAGAGAACGATATAATTTCTTTTGGAAATATTCTATATCGGCAATTTCTCCTAAATTTTGTCCACCTGGTAATGTAGTAATTTCTGTTCCTCTACCACCTTCTCTACGTGGTAACCAATAATCTTCTAACATGTTCATGTAGTTACGATCATCTCTTATTTCACCCGTATTTGCATCATAAACAAGTTTATTTCTGTAACGTGCCATTACATCTCTTAAATATTGTTCTGCTTTAAGTTTAGGAAGATTACCTACATCAATATAAAATATTCTTCTTTCTGGTGCTCTGGCTATACGATAGATTACCATAGCATCTTCAATCATTCTTAATTGATTAACTGATTTGATTGCTTTGTGTAAATAAGATAATACTTGATTTCTATTTTGATCTATTAAACCTGAATTAGAATAAGCAATTGCATCTGCTGATATTCTTAAACCTGAACTTGAAGTTCCGCCTGATACACCTCTTTCATTATATATGTAATATTCTTCAAACTCAGTAGTTATATCTAAATTTGCACCTCTTGATCTTTTAACTTCTCTTACTTTTTTAATTTTTCTAGGATCAATATATTTTAATTCTACAATACCATTTCTAGGATTTTCTCTATCAATAACTTTTTGATAATACATACGACCATCTACATACCATCTTCTAAAGATATCGTGGCCTTTTGTATTAAAATCCAACAAAAGCAATATGTTTCTAAATTCTTCTTCTATTTTTCTTCTTATTTCTGGTCCAAATTTTAAATTTAATAAAGACACATTAACAGAATCTCTACTTTCATTTACTACAATAGCCTCACCAACGATATCGTCTATTGCTGAATCTGTTTCTGGATGTAATGAAATTTCTCTATAACGTCTTACTAGATCGGCTTCGTTCTTAGCAGTACCTTCTAAATCTAAGAATTGACCAAATGCACCACCAACAGCAGCAACGGTTGTTGCACCATCATCAGCAGTAGGTATACTAAAACTTTGTTTTGGGTCTTGTTCTTTTTTCTTTCGTGTAATCGAAAATCCAAATAGATCGGCCATAATTAAATCCTTTTTCCACCACTCATATATTTAAGAACTATGTGATGTTGTTGTTTCATAATATTATTTATAAGTCTAAAAAGAGCCGCTTTTAGGCGGCTCTTTCTATTATTAACTACTATGTAGTTGTATTTGTTTCAAAGTATTGGTATGCAAAAGTAACAACAAACTGTTCGATTGCTGTTTGTTCATCATATGATAAATCAATAGCACCGATATCTTTTGGAAAAAGACCTCTAAGTGTGTATGATTTAATAGTATTTCCGTTACGATCTAAATGATCTACAAACGAATCTACTTGATAATCAGCAGGATTTGTTAATCCTTCGTTATCAGTCATATTGTTGATACCATTTTGCCATCTTTCAAAAGCATTTCTCAATTTGAAGTTTGAATCGTTGTAAACTGTAACAGTCCAATCCGCAAATGTTCTATCTCCTGCTATCTTGATTGATCGACCTCTAAACTTAACGTCAACCTCTCCTAAAGTCATTGCAGGTATAGTTGTTGCTCTACATAAGAAAGCAAGATCTTCTATTTCTCCACCAACTTGAGCATAACCTGGAAAAGGCATTACTACCTTAAACTGGTTAGCACGAGCGCCGCCACCCGATAGTTTAGCTTTGAAGTCATTAATGTTAGCCATTGTTTTATTCTCCTATTCTAAATTAACCACCAGCCACTTCCGAGAAGGAAACGCCAGTTCGGGTTGCTATAAAAGATAAAGTAATAAAATTGATACTTCTAGCAGGTTTAATGTATATTTCTGCTACAAATTCATTTCTATCAATTACCTCGCCTGTATTATTTGTTTCATCACACACTACTTTAAAGTTTGTGATACCACGTCTACCTTGTACCTCTCGTAAGAATGGTTCAACGATATTTCTAAAGTTTGCTCTAGTAAACTCGTCATTAAATTCAAACAATTGGAATTTAGAAGCAGTAGAGATTGCTTTTTCTAAAACAATAAACAATCTTCTAACGTTGATTCTATCAAAGGCAGATGGAGCACTTAGTCCAGTTTTATCGCCAAAAAGAACAGTACCTTGTCCAGGAAAAGTAACTACTGCGTTAACTCTATTTCTGTATAGGTCGTCTCTTTGTGTTTTGTTTGGATTAAATGCAAGTTTAACAGCACCTCTAATAGTACCTCTATTAAAGCCAGCTGGTGAATACCAACTGTCAGCAACTAAATCTGTTCTAGCCGCTAATCCTGCGATATCTCCATTTAGTGGAACGTATCTGTAAACGTCATTATATCTATCATACTGATACTTGTAACCGCTATCAAATACAACATAAGAAGATGATCTAATTGAACTAAATGTAGTTAGAACATTACTTAATTGAGTATTTGAGTTTGCAACGTTTACAACATCACTATTTTTAGGTGATACGAAAGCAACACAATCTTTTCTATTTTCAGCAATTGTAATAATATTATCAATGTGAGTTGTTGTATTACCTGCAGGTCCTGCAATAATAAGACCAACATCAACCGTTTCTGCATCTAAAAACTTCTCGTAAGCAGTTTTCTTTTGTGCAGTTGTAGGTGCTGTATTGTTAGTCGTACTATCTAAACCATTTGATAAAGTTGTAGTTATTGGTGTAGTAACAGAAGTAAATGTTGTATTTGCTGCCGTATTACCCCAATTTACTCCTCCAGTATTATGATCCATCCAGTAGATGTAATTTGATCTTGAAAATATTACACTTGGATAATAGTTTGAATCGCCTTGAGGAGATTTAGCGTCCGATGCTTTAGAAAGTTTAGAATAAGTTTCTAATACTGTTCCTGCAACACCTGATATTCCGCCAGTAGCGTCAACAACCACCACATGTAATTCATCGCCTGAACCGCCTACTGCACTTGCGTAAGTAGAAGTTCCTGGAGCACTAGATACTTGATCATAATACGCCCAACGTCTTTTTACTGTAGCTCCATCAACAACTACGTTTTGAATTCCACCTGATAAAGTTGGATATCTAACAATTGTTAATGCGTTTGTTGCTTTTTGTGTTATTTTGTATAAGTAACCGTCATTAAAATCAGAACCAGCTGCAGTTGTTGAGAATTGAATAATATCTCCAACATTATAATTTGTTCCTGATGATACGTTTACTGTTGTGTCTCCTACTGCTAAAGCACCTGATGTTGCTGATGGTGAACTTTCAAATGCAGTTGAAGAAGGACAAATAGAAACAGATAAATTGTTACCCCATTTTCCTGCTGTTCTAGCAGCCCACTCTCCCACTGAACCCTGTCCAATAGAGAAGTTGTTAGTATAATCTGTCGCGTTTTTTAATACAAACGTATTTGCTCCGGAAACAGATGCGTTTGATGTTCCAGTTTGTGTGGCACGTACAACTCTTAATGCGTTAGAGTATTGTAAAAAGTTTGCAGCACTGAACCAATCTTCATAGTTTAAAGAATCTGGTTTGCCAAAAGTTTCTACTAACTCTTGTTCGCTAGAAATCGTTACGATTTCATCTAAAGGACCTTTTCTAAATTCACCTGCAAATGCGCCTGTTGAAGTTGCTACTGCTGGTATAATTCTTGTTAAGTCTTTTTCTTGTACGAGAACACCTGGTGATACTTGAAATGCCATTCGGTTTTTCTCCTTATTTAATTAGCTAATTTTAACATATATAATTCAAAACTCGTATTATTCATACGCCCATAGTCAAAAGTTATCATTCGTACATCTATTTATAAAAGACGTATTTTTGACGTTTTATTGAAAATCTTCACCTTTTCTTATATGAACTGGATGCCATACTTCTCCATATTCATCTTTAAAAGGTTGAGATTCTGGTGTATTAATACCATCATCAATAAATCCAAATGGAGCCATATCTTGTTCTATGATATTAGATTGTTCTTCATACAACTTAGAACGAACATCTGAATTACTTAATTCTTTAAAGTATGTCTGATTTGACAACCAACCAAATATAATAAGACAAGTCATCAAATCGTCATTACATCCTTCTTCTGCTTTCCATGAATTATTTTGACGTGAAAAGGTGGACATTTCTTCTATAATATTAAAATCATTAATAATAATCTTATCAGATTCTACTATTGTTTTTAAATTAGAACAACCAACTTTTTTAATTTGTTTAGTCATACGAATACCTAATTGACTTCCTCTTCCACTAAAACCAGAACCCAATACTTGACCTGCACGACCTCTTTGAGTTGTCATTAATAGATTGTCATACTCTAAATCATATTGTAATGCGTCTGATATCTGGCCACCCAAATCATTTACCTCAACTAGAATGTGTGCGTTGTTATAACCTTTACATGTTTGTTGTATAATGTTTGGAAACACCATAGGTTTAATTTCATTGTTACGATATTTGGCCACAACTCTATAAGGCATTTGAGAAACATCAAATACTATGAAAGCAGAATAGTCTTTTCCCATACCTCTTGCTACGTCAACCGTACAAACATAAATCTTATTTTTATCAGGCCTTTCAAATACATCTAAACCACCTTGCGATTGTAAAGGACTTAAATAAGGTATAGTTTTTATTTTAGTAGATGATATAAGAGTATCAATAGAACCTAAAAATTCACACTCAAACTCCTGATTGAATTGTTCTTGGCTGGTATTTCTTATTGTATTTTCTTTCCATTTTTCATCTCGACCTGGAACTTCTGACCAATGTACTTCAATAGGTACGTAATCGTTTTGTTTATTAATCGCATCAGTCCATAACTTATAAAATTGATTCATTCCGTGTGGAGTTGAAACTATTACCATTTTAGTATTTTTACCAGATGAAATTGTAGGAAACACTGAACTAAAAAATTGTTCAGCAATAGCAGCTGGAACGAAAGCAAACTCGTCAAGGAAAATTATGTTATAACTTCCTCCTCGAATAGCACTTGAAGATGTGGCTGCTGCAACCACTTTACTGCCGTTTTCTAATTCTATGTTACCTTTATTCCAATTTAATACACCTTGTTGTAAAAACTTTGGTATATTTTCATATGCTAACTGAAGTCTGCTTAATATATCTCTAGCAGTAGATGATTTATTTGCTAATATTGCTATGTTTGTGTTTGGATTAAATAAAGCATAATGTAACAAATAAGAAACAATTGTGGTTGATTTTCCACTTTGCCTAGGTAGTTTACATATAGTAAAACGGTTATTATGAATTGTACCAACAATTTCTTTTTGAAAACCATACATTTTGAAAGGAATTAATCCTTCGTCTAAAGAAACAATTTTTACAT